ACTCATTATTTAACGCTTAACACGACCGCTGCGTCTACAGCAGGTTCGACATTCTGGAATGACAGCAACCCAACCGCTTCCGTTATTAATTTAGGGTCGGATACCGATACAAACGATCTTGGCGACACAATGGTGGCTATAGCATTCCGATCAGTTCCCGGTGTGTGTAAAGTAGGCAGCTACATTGGAAATGGTAATGCTGATGGTCCTTATGTTTCAGTAGGATTTTCGCCAAAATGGGTCATGGTTAAACCATTTAATGCTGTTAATCCGTGGACGATAACAGATACTTCTCGCGATCCAATTAATGCAACTACTCGTCGGTTACACCCAAACCTTAGTCAAGCTGAAGCGGCTGATTCTTTGACTTGCGGTGATATTTTAGCCGACGGCTTTAAGTTACGCGCATCGCATGGAAACGTAAATCAAAGCGGAATTACATATCTATATCTAGCAATGGCAGACATAGGTGGTAATGGTACACTACCACCGATTTACGGAAGATAATATAAACTCCTTTCATTATAAATAGTAAAAAATGATTGGAGACTCAAATGGCGGTTCCATCCACTAGAACGGAATTTAAAAATTATTGTCTTCGCCGCCTGGGCGATCCCGTGATTGACATTAATGTAGATGATGAGCAGGTCGAAGATCGTATTGACGAAGCTCTTAAGTACTATCAAGACTATCACTTCGATGGTACCGAGCGTGTACTCATTAAGCATGTCGTTACCGCTTCCGATAAAACCAATGGATATATAACACTCTCGGACTCTGTGATTGGTATCAACCGTATCTTAGATGTTGGACAAGCAGTGCAGTCATCCAACTTATTTAACATACGATATCAAATACACTTAAACGATTTATTTGATCTATCAGCATCTTCATATGTACCATATGTTACTGCTATGACCCACGTTGCTTATCTTGAAGAATTATTCGTGGGTAAAAAACCATTGAGATATAACAGACACGTGAATAAGTTACATATCGACATGGACTGGAATAATGATGTTGCTACTGGAGAGTATATCATCATCGACGCATATCAGATTACCGATGCAAATACTTACTCTGATGTATGGGGAGATAGATGGCTATCACGATATGCAACCGCTCTTATTAAGAGGCAGTGGGGCTCAAACCTGACAAAGTTTGAGGGTATGCAGTTACCAGGAGGCTTAACATTCAATGGTGCAAAGATATATGATGATGCTGAAGCTGAGCTTGCAAAACTTGAAGAGGAGATGATTGTTAGTTACAGTCTACCTGTTCAAGATATGATTGGATAGTTATGCCTACAAATGTGTATTTTAATAATTTTGGATATGCTCGAGAGCAAGACCTAGTAGAAGATCTTAGTATTGAAGCAATTAAGATCTACGGGCACAATGTAAAGTATATTCCAAAAGCAGCAGCAAGAAGAGATCCTCTCTTCGGCGAGGACACTCTCGCTACATATGATGATGCAGTTGACATCGAGATGTATATCAAGAACGTAGAAGGCTTCGAGGGTGAGGGTGATTTCTTATCTCGATTTAACTTAGAGATTAGAGACTCGGTGACTTTTACCGTTGCAAGAAAAAGATTCGATCAGGCTCGATCCGAAAGACTTACAACAGAGGTGGGATATAGTTATCTACAGGAAGAAGCAAACACGAACACTCCTTCTCGACAGTTCTTGTCAACATCAGCAAACACAGAGATATACGGCATTACTCTTGAAACCGGTACAGACGAGGGATATGCAATTACAAATAACCGACCCACTGAAGGAGATCTCATTTGGTTTCCTATGGTTGACAAGTTATTTGAGATCAAGTTTGTAGAGCACGAAGCGGTTTTCTATCAGATGGGAAGACTTCAAACTTACGATCTTCGCTGTGAATTGTTTACATACAGCAATGAAAGAATCGACACCGGTATCTCTGATATTGATGCAATTGAAGATAATCTCAGTACTGATATCTTAACATTCGAGATTAGTTTGGATGATGATGGTGGTTATGGAGCAGGTGTACTGCAATCTGAAGACGGTGGTTCTATCATGCAGGAGTACAGACTGGAAGATGCTCAACCTACAGCAAATAATGAGTATTTCCAAAGCAACGATCCTGTGTTTAGCCCAAGCGCGGTGATCGACTTTAGCGAGAGCAATCCTTTCAGTGAAGTGGATAGATACTAATGTTTGGACAGCAATACTATCACGGAACTATACGAAAATATGTCATTGCATTTGGTAATCTGTTCAATGACATCATCGTTCAAAGACTTGACTCAAGCGGTAATCGTATTCAAAGCTTATTAGTTCCTCTTGCTTACGGTCCGAAAGAAAAGTGGTTGGTCAGGCTCGTGCAAGATCCAAATCTCGATCAAGATGTGGCAATCACTCTGCCGCGAATGGGTTTTGAGATTCAGAGTATGATATACTCACCGCAGAGAAAACTATCATCAACAATTAAAAATGTCAGGCTGAAAACTACTGATTTTAATAGAGTAGACACACAGTTCATACCAGTGCCGTATGACATCACATTTTTACTTTCTATTTTTGTAAAAAATGCAGACGACGGAGCTCAGATACTTGAGCAAATTTTACCGTATTTCAGACCAGAGTTCACAACACAAGTAAATTTGATTCCTGAAATGAAGATTGTTGCAGATACACCGGTCGTGCTACAGGATGTATCTATTGAAGATACCTACGAGGGTGATTTTGATACTCGTAGAGCTTTAATTTATAACCTTACGTTCAGTCTGAAGGGTTATATCTACGGTCCTGTAGCAAACAGCGGTTTGATCAAGCGTGCAATTACCAATTTTGTCGACACGACAACAACCGAACAGCCAACAATAGAGCGAATGACTATTACTCCATCGCAGTTTGCAAATGGTGCACCCCTATTCGTTCCATCGGGCAACAGTGCTCTATCTGTCGCATTGAATCAGATTTCAGCAAATACAGACTACGGCTTCACTACTGATATTACCATAGATCCATTTGATATAACAGAGACATAGCATGAAAACGTATCGCAATTTTATTAATGAAGCCTATATGTTACAATTTGTACGTGATAAAAACATAGATGTTTTGAAAATAAAAGATAGTCGTGAACGAAGCTGGGTAGAAATTCGTGGCAAAAAAGGCTACGAGATTGACGGTTATGATAGAAGGGATAAATTACATCAAGTATTAGATAAGATTGGCAAAGCTGCAAATATGAGTGATTTGATGAACGGAACTCCCGTCAGCATCAATCCAAAACATCCAGATGGTAAAAAAGCTATAGAATTTGTGAAAAAAATAATGAGAGAAAAATGAAAACAACCATGGAAAAGAACATGGAAGACCTATTTGATATTTCTGAATCAACAAAACCAATTATTGAAGTGATGCAAGATGGTCAGGTCCCAAGTGTTTTAGAAAAACATTCTGGAGATGATGATATTGAAGCGGACTACAAATATGCAAGAGAGAATCTCCGAAGTATTATTGACTCTGCTCAAGCTTCAATAGATGATCTTTCCTCTATAGCATCCACGTCTGAGTCACCAAGAGCATACGAGGTTCTATCAACTCTGATGAAAACAATTGTAGATGCTAATAAAGATTTACTTGAATTACAAAGAAAAGTGAAACTATTAAAAGACGAATCATCACATCCAAAGAACGTAACAAATGCACTCTTTATTGGGAGTACATCAGAATTACAGAAACTTATTAAGAAACAAACAGATATTGAATAAATCGGCTCAAGGCCTATTATAATATGCTTGCTAGAAAAGTCAATAGAAATGTCTGAAAATTATTTAGCAAATCCATTATTAAAGCGGGCATATGTTCAGTTAGAGTGGACAGCAGAGCAGGTACAAGAAGTCATAAAGTGCGCGCAGGACATCAATTACTTTATTAAAAACTATGTGAAGATTATCAGTCTTGATGAGGGACTCATTAACTTTGATATGTATGAATTCCAAGAATCTATGGCTGAACTCATTGCCGAAAATAGATTTTCAGTTATTAAAACTTGTAGGCAGGCTGGCAAGACCACAACATCTGCTGCGGTTATCCTTTGGCATATCTTGTTTAACGATGACTACACCGTAGCCATTCTTGCAAATAAACTGACAACTGCTCGCGAGATTTTGTCTCGTGTTCAGCGTGCATACGAAAACTTGCCGAAGTGGTTACAGCAGGGTGTGATGACATGGAACAAAACGAGTATCGAACTTGAAAACGGCAGCAAGATCATTGCTTCATCTACAGCTTCTAGTGCTATTCGTGGTTACTCGATTAACTTTCTATATCTTGACGAATTTGCTTTCGTTCCTCGTAATATTCAAGATGATTTCTTCACCTCAGTTTACCCCACAATTATTTCTGGTACGAATACCAAGGTGGTCATCACATCGACACCAAATGGCTTTGATCTTTTCTACAAGATCTGGACTAATTCAGTAGAGAACCGAAACGAGTATGTAAACTTTTCTGTAAACTGGTGGGACGTACCTGGAAGAGATGAAAAGTGGCGAGATAAAACAATTGCAAATACCAGTGAAGATCAGTTCCGTCAAGAATTTGAAGCGGAATTTATAGGATCATCAAATACACTCATTGCTCCTAGTGTCCTTCGTGCAATGACATTTAAAACACCTGTGTCTACATACTATGAGGGTAGTTTAAACGTATACGAAGAGCCAGTACAAGGCAGAGCATACTTTTGTGTTGCTGATACGAGCAGAGGTGTTGGTATTGACTCATCTGCCTTTATTATTGTTGATGTGACAGAAATACCCTATAAAGTAGTTGCGGCATATAAAAATAATACCATAGCGCCAATCGTATATCCTGAAGTAATCTACAACGTAGTAAAATCATACGGTGATGCATTTACTCTTGTGGAGATAAATGATAATGGGCAGCAAATTGCTGATATTCTCGCCAATGACTTAGAATATGAAAACATTATCTATACAACAATGCAGGGCCGTGGTGGTCAGGTAATAGGCGGTGGATTTTCATCAAATAGTCAGAAAGGCGTACGAACTACAAAACCAGTAAAGCGTATAGGCTGTGCCACAGCAAAGACGATGATTGAAAAGCACAAAATTATTTTAAATGACTTTGATTTAATTAACGAAATGTCAACCTTTATTCAAAGAGGTAATTCTTATGAAGCCGAACAGGGCGCTCATGATGATTTGATGATGTGTGTAGTGCTTTTCTCGTGGGCTTCTAACCAGCAGTTCTTTAAGGAATTGACCGATACGGATTTTCGTAAAAAATTATTAGAAGAGCGTGATAAACTTCTATCCGATGATGTTTTGCCATTCGGTTTTTATGACGATGGTAGTGATGAAAGCGAGCTAATAATAAATAATCCAACCGGTGAAATTTGGCACAACGATACTAGCAATAAGTGGTATTCTTGGTGATAATCCTATTTTTATAAATAATAATGAACTAAAAATGCTATTAGCTTAGTAGATAGGAGATGACACAATGCCTTTTCAAGTATCACCAGGCGTTAATGTAACGGAAATTGATTTAACTACCGTTATTCCAGCAGTCTCCACGACGATCGGTGCTATTGCCGGACGTTTTGATTGGGGTCCTGCTGGAGTAAGAGTACTTGTTGATTCTGAAGATACACTAGCGCGGCAATTCTGGAAGCCAAACTCAAATAACCACCCCGAGTGGTTCACTGCTTCAAACTTTCTTGCATACGGTAATGCCTTATACGTATCTCGTGTGAAGAATGAAGCAAACAATGCAACATCAAGCGGGAATACAGCAGTTCGTATCCTAAACGATGACGATTATGAAAATAACTATTCAACTGGAACCGGTGGCGCAGCTACATCTTGGGTTGCAAAATATCCTGGTTCATTAGGTAACTCAC